CAGAGGTCAAAATTCCTATTTTAGACAAGACTTGTTCTATGAAGAACTTAGGCGCTTGTCTGCTATGCCCATTATTCAAGTAAACTATGTGTTCTACTTCGTTAGAAATAAAACCCGGTTCGTTATTAAGTAAAGATTTATTTTTAGTGTTTTTCCACCCTGATCGGGCTTCTCCAGTATCTACGGGAGTTACTACTCTTAAAGTCTCAGTAGCAAAATCCATTTTTTCGTGAATAGAAATCCGACCTAAACGCTCAACTTCTTTCTCTACTCTTTTCATTTCTTCTTCAAAGTTTACTAACTCAAGGCTCACTTTCATTAGCAATAATCCTTTTTGATTTAAGATCAAGCTTTGCAGAATTCTTTTCAGACTTAGCCTTTGACATAAGCTCAAGAATTCTACCTTTAGGTACAGCTTTATCATTCTCTTGTTTCTGAATTTCGTGTTCTTTTATCATTCTTAGTGAAGGGAACATTTCAGTTTCAGAAGCTTTAACCCCTTGCGCTTTTAACAATAAAGCAGTTCTCTGGTCTTCTCTCCAACCAACAGGACGCCTTTTAAAGAATTCAATCCACTTAATTAATTCTAAATAAGGCATTTCTTCAAGCAATTTATAAACAGGAATTTTCAAAAGATAAGCTATCTCAAAGATAGTCTCATCCTCTTCATTTAGTTTCCCGAATTTGGTGCTCCTAGACCGGAGAACTCTAGAATAGAATTAACAACATTGTTTAGTTCTGCTAGAGGTAGTGAGTCAAAGTCTTCAGCAGTCATGTCTTCAGCGTCTACAACTCCAATTCGAATAACATCATGGAGGAGATTCATCTGAGAGTCATCAGACTTTGAATCTTGTGATTCTTTAATTAGTTTCTGTACATCTTTAACTTGACTTACAGAAAGCTGACGAATTTCAACATTTTCGCCCATTACTTTAATTTTCTTTGTGATTTTCTTACCTACAAGATTTTTCATTTTTATATTCCTTACTTAATTCTGTCTTTTTCTTCAAATAAATTTTTATTGTTCTGTTCAAATTCATCTAACATTTTTCTGATAGTATGAAGAACAGACAACGTTTCCATAATTTCTTTACCAGTCTTTGAGTCATTATCAAAGTCTTGAAAACGCTCAAATGATTTACCAATACTGATATCTACGCTACGACGCATATGCCTTAGAGTCGTACGCATAACAAATGCTTTACTAAATGGTTTTTCTGTCATATATAATACTCTTTATAGAAAAGGAGGAGATTTCTCTCCCCCTTCTTTAAGGTCAACTATTAAGGTGTAGCAGGCGCAAAAGTGTCTGGACCAAAGAAGTCAGATTGCGCGGAAAGCGTAACAGTAGCAGTAGTTGCATCTGTTAGCTGTGGATTAACAAGGATAGCCTCAATTTTACCACGGAAATAGAAATGGGTATTGCCGTCCTCAATGTTAGCTGCCGTTGATTCGGCTAAGGTTAAAGACTTTTCTGACATTAAGAAACGGAAAGCAACAGTTTGACCAATTAGGTTGTGGAAAGCTACCATGTCATAAGGTACGTAGTTTACAGTAATCTCTAGTGAAGGTGCATCTGCCTGACCTTGAACCTGTGAAGAGGTCTTTTGACCGTAAACAGGAACGTTAACAATGTTTGCAGGCGTACCGACAGAGGGGAATTCCCGAACAGAAGGCATACGAACTATGTCTGTTACACCTGAATTGAATAGATTTTTAAATTCAATAACGTCGTCATGACCTGAAATGTCGTCAGCGCCAGTGTAAATGTCTAGGTAGGAAAAGATACCTGCCTGAAGGCTATTAATATGTGCCATTATTTATTCTCCATATAATTTGAATGGTATTGTATATTTGTATCTCGTTAAAGACGAGTTAACAGGGTCTAAACCCTCATAGTTTAAGTACGAAACTCCAAGCTCCGTTTTATTAGTTAGTATTTGATTTTGAAGAATTGAATCTAACGCATCTGCAATTTGAAGTGGACGTGATTGTCCTTTTCCTGCTTCAGTAAAAATATCAATAATAAGTAGACCAGACGTAAATTTTGCCCGATCATTATTGTAAACTTCACCAGAAGAAGGTAAAACAGTATATCTACAAAACTCTACTTGACTTGCAATATCACCTTGATAATCTGAAGGGTACATTGCAGCCATATTGAATAAAGTTAATCTTAATTCAATATCTCTTAACATGTTAAAAAACATTATTCTTCCCTCGCTAGATTAAGATTTATAATAAAATCATTATCCTCATAAGAAGTAATACGGTAATTAACAGAGTCAATTTTTAAAGTTTTATAAACAGACATATTTGGACCTGATTTCAAGATAGCCTTGTAAACAGTAGTTGAGTCGTCTGACTTAGAAGAGTTTTCTAAGATAACGTCAACAAGCACCGACTTTTCTACCCGTTCTACTACAGAACCAGTAGAAAGATCGTAATTGCTTACTTTTGGTCCAAATAGCTGACCTGTTTTCTTCAAATCTCCAACTGCGTTAAATGCTTTATCTACAGCAGACTGAATAGTTCTAGTAAGAGACATTAATTAGCCCTCCACCAATGAGAACCTTGTCCTGTAGAACCAACTTTAAGTAGCGGCTTAATTGACTTTACAGTTAAAGAAGGCTTCATAGAAACCCTAGTTACATCATTGTTAGAGTCAGACAAACTAATGCTACCTACAGAAATTGATTCAAATGTCTGTGTTTTGTTAGTAAGCAGATCTTCGTTGTCAATCAAATGTAAAGCTTGTTCGTATACACCAACTTTAACTCGATCAGGTATCGTAGAGTTATTTACATCTACGTATTGACCGAGTTTATTATCATAGTATAC